AGTAGTGTGCTCCTATTTAGAAACAAACACTACTTTTACATGTGTATACCTTAGAAGTCAAATTTGGATTTGCCAGTTTTCTTACTTTTGTCTACAAATTCTGCCAATGATCTTTTCTCATTTTTCATACACTCTAGTGCTACACTGTGTGCTTTTGAACAGAAGTGTGACTTCATACTAGACCATGGCTCAATTTTTGTTTGGAAATCTTCAATTAATAATATAAATTCAATGACTTCAGTCCAATTTATTGTTCGGTTTATTGGGTCTTTGAGGAATTTAGAGGGTATATCAAATTTATGATATTCTGCATCATATCCATTCCTGTACATGCACATGTGAATACAATTGTCTAGTTCCGTAGACCATTGATTTGTTTTTAAATAACTGATTATCCAATGTATTTCCTCCAGAATACTAAGATTTTCATTCGAGCAAAATCCCATGTCGAGGAAGTCAAATGCTTCTTCAAATTTGTCACATTCTGAGATTAAGGCTTTGTGGAAAGCATTTTTATAAGTCATATTGGATTCTCCTCTTTTTGTATAACTAATAGAAAATATAGGGTTGCATTCTATTTCTTCAACTACATCTTGCTCCAAAATTTCGTCCGATAGAAATTCGAAAGCCATTTGGTCATCTCCACTGCCATTGCACTTAAATACCCTAGACATGTCCAATAAGGATGCATTTTTTATGTTATCATAATTCAAGCTTAATAGGGATGTAGATTTCATCAACTCAGACAAATCCATACCACCAGAAGGGATTGATGGTCCTTCGAAGAAAGGCATTTTCTGAAAATGTGCTCTTCTCGTGATGGCATATTCATCTACATTAACTTGTATTCTGGAAAGCGAATGAGTCTGCATATTCAGATTTCTAACTTTGGAAAGTATAGGCCGTCCTTGTTGGTAGAGTTTTGATATTGCAACAGGGCATACAGGAACCCATTTTGAATCTCTGCTTAGCCTAGATGATTCAACTCTAGAATTATGGTCCTCAATTACTTGGGTGGGTAATATAGAATAGAAGTATCGTTTCCGTGATCTTTGCTGGAAAACGATATAATGTAATCGTTTAGACATCTCAGTCACAGGTTGCATTTTTTCAAGCTTTAAGCCGTGTGGCTTATTCAACATTGCCTGACCGTGTCTATAAATTAAATCTTCTGACAATCTAGTAACCTGCAATTCAGCAGCAATCAATTTGTCATCTTCCCCAGTGATCCGCAGCTGTCTAGAGTAACCGCTTATCATTAAGTCTATTGGTCCAGTATTCATATCTCTTGACACTTGCCAGTTATTCCATATAATCTTTTCATCTGATTTATCTGCATCAAATTTATCCAGATCATTCTGTGTTAGATCATCTAACCATAAAAGAATCCCTAGAAATTTAACCCTCAACTTGGAGTTCTTTATTTTTGAGTATAAATGTTTTACAGGTATCCCTTTGTATGTGAATTCTTCAATAATTTTCTTCAGAAATTGTATTCTTGATTCTGATGCCAAGAAAGTATCAGCAAAATGTGCTACTAGTCTTAGTGCCTCATCAGCAATTTGCAATTCCAATTCAGGTGAAGAAGAAATTTGTGCCTTATGTGTAGTAGACACTATATTTTTCAGATAATGCGTTATGTACCATAATTTGTCATTTATCAAGTTACCTGTCAGTGCCCCGCAGAATTCTATTGATGTGAAAACTTTGTATGGCAATATGAATACCTTGACTTTATGTTCTGTAGACTTTATGTAATCATAACACACTTGGTAAAATCTAGTTAGTTCTTTGATTTCAAATTTGAAATCCCTTCCTAAGTGCCGCTTCTCATTTATTTCTATTCTCTCTCTCATATTTTCTCTGAGTTTTGTACTTTGTATGAAGTCTTCTAAATGAGATAGATCCCTTGCAAGTTCATCTATATCTACATTCGGTACATTTGTTGGCCCTCTCACATAGGCTCTCAAAACAACTGCTGGTGAATAATGTATGAGTTTTAGACTTCGGACCTCTGGCATTTTGCATGCTGATTGACCTATTCTTTCTTGACTATGTCCCTTAACAGACATTATTATATTGTTAGCAGATGTGATCAGTAGTGGGTCATTCATAAGACAAAAGGCAAATATAGTCTTGACATCGTTTATATCCAATGTTAAATTGCTTAAGTCATCTACGATTTGAACATAACTCTCAACAAATGTTTTGCGACCTATAATTGTATCTAGTTCTTCAATTCCTGGCATGTCTTGTAATCCAAAAATCTTGTCATGTATGCTAGTGTAGTCAATTACTGGTTTATTGGAAAATAATATTTGCTCAATAAAAAGCTGTGCTGGGTTTTGTATTGACAAAGATTCTTTGAATTTCTTTGAATTGTACCTAAATAATATCGTATTAACAAATTCTTCAAATGTTTCGCCTTTTGTAACCAGTAACTCTGGGTGTCTAATGAAATTCTCAAATAGTTCGTTTGTCTTGTCCTCATCTGCTATTATATCTTGAAAGTCTTTATATGATTTCAACCTATTAAGTGACCCACTTGTTGTGAATTTACGAGGTGTTAAAAGTGATCGAGATCTCATTTCACTAGTCTCCCCCATACCATCATCAGATGTGACTGAACTATCAAGAGATATATACCTGAGCATTTTAAGCCTTAGAATGTCGATCTGTGATAATTTGCTCAGATCCCACTTTTCTATAGAATTGTATTGATCTTGAATACTTTCTCTTTGTAAGATTGGGGATGATAACTTCCTTGCTATATTTGTTAGAAACGTGACATTCCCTGCTTCTAAACCAGTTAGTGCAATTGTTGATAAATCACTTTCTAGTATTCCGCACATCTCTACTGGTATTTCACTTCTATTGTTAGTAGGGAAGAATGGTAACGGGTCATTATTTTGGCCAGGCAACATATTATATGTAGTGTGGGTTATCCAGTGATTTAGAGCGATAGATACCCATGCAAGTGATGGTGGGCAACCATGCTTTATAGCAGTTTGTGTTGCAGATAGCCTACTTGCTAAATCTTCATAAGGCCCTAGATAGGCACAGTCTCCTACTGCTGTGAGTAGAAATCTCCCATATATAGAAAATGGTTCTCCATGTATATTAAATAAAGAAACAAACTCTTTGATGAAGTTAGTTAGATATGTCTTCTTCATATTTGCCTGATTGCCAAAAGTTAAGCATATCTTCTCGAATATCTTAATGCAAAATTCAATTATATTGTCATCTGGTAATTTATTCTGCACCATACATATAGATGTTTGATTATCATCAGAATGTACCATTGAGTTCACAAGGGCTTCTCCTTCTAATAATATTGCTGCTTCTCTTATTATATCTTTGTACACAGACATACTACAGCTGTGTAAGTAACTGCTTGTATAATTTAAGTTGCCTTGAAGCCAGTTACGCTTTATTTCTACTGTATTAGACCTATAATTGTTTGTCATTAATCCAATTATGTCATTTGAATAAGGAACTCTTTGATCCAATATAGTAGTGAGCAATTCATCGGGCATTATAAGCCTTTTCTGCATATAATTACAGAGGAAATAAATTATCCTTTTCCTCTCAGCAGGATATAAGATGGGATCAAGCACTATCAACCAAAAATATTTAAAAAGTACATCTTGGGCACTCCATTTGGACATATCAGCATTTATTTCTATCTTAAGTCCTCTTGCTTTGTTTTCGCATATATCTGCCCAATTTAAAGATCCAGATTGCAAGTTCTCTATGGCATTCCCTAATGTCTTTATTGTATTGCTAATATACCTGATTTCGTCTTCTGATTGCTTCTCTAATACCCTTAGTTTCGAGTCGCCTGGTTCACTTATCATTTCTTCAGGGTTTAATTTGCACCTCTCTTTAGCTATTCTTTCGACAAGGTACAGACACATTTTTGCTTCAAATTCACCTAAAAATATTTCTCTATCTTTGGCTGTTTTTTGTCCTTTATTGAAGAATCCAAAATGAAATATTTTATGTTTTTTCATGGTCTCTAGAATCAGCTTGACTGTTTCCTTATCATTTATTTCATTGGTAGTAATCTTCTCGTACAATCTGTCAAAAACTTTCACAGACATATAATCTGTGTAATCTGGGATAGATTGTTTTAAGTCCTCATAAGTTGAATGCCTTATCTCATGTTCGTTTGTGATCTCATCTAAGAATGCTGGGTTGGCTATGGTTAATTTAGAAATATCCTTTGCAAGTTTCTTTTGTATCATTCTTAGTTTTTCTCTTTTTTCTTCTTCAAAATCACCAATCTTAATGCATGATTTTGAGCTGGTAAAAGTAGATATTGTCGTTATAGATCTGTTGAAATTATTTGCGTTTTCCACCCGGCTTCTTACAAAATTATGTCTTGAAGTATCTAAATTCAGTTCCTGCAATGAGTAAATTAAAACATTAAGTGACAGTCGCTTAGCAGGTATCTCTGACCATGGCTCAGGTAATGACTCCCTTTGCTCTTTTTCGATTTCTAGTACTGTTTTAGCCAAATCTATCAAGACATGATGTTTTTCATGTAATCCTTTAGAGTTAAAATAAAATGGTAGATAAATTTGGTTTAAATATTCTTTCAGGTTTACCTTTCCTGGGAACCAAATAGATTTAAGATCTCTTTTGGAATCCACTCCCTTTTGTGTTATATCATAATCTGTTAATTTTATGTCTCTTATTTGTACTTTTTTTCTCTGTTCATATGCTGAATAGCAACCCTTCTTGATTAAGTCTGTCATTACCACAGAAAATGATGTTTTTGTATAAGGGGAGAATTTTTCAGATATATACTCTCTTACATGGCTGGAAACTGCTAACGAGTTCATGATCATATAACGTGAAGGCTCAGTAAGGGAGAGCATAGCTTTCGTAATTGATATTGACGTAAAAAATGAAAATCCTAGTAATTTATCAAATTCTAAACTCTTGTTACCGTTGAATAATAGGCAGCTTGTCATGAGGAACAAGCCTGGAGAGGATACTATGCGTTGGCATCTTTCTTTATCCAGCCTAAAAGCCTTTGATATTGAAATATATCCTGTTGCTGTCTTAAAAGTTGAGTAGAGTGAGCCAAGTTCTGCTATTTCTGCCTCCTCATTATGGAGAGCCATTATTGCATAGACTAAAGTTGCTTTTTTTGTCTTTATATCTGAGCTTGGCATTACTAGACCAAATACATTATTGTTTGCACATGAGACAATTCTAAACGTATTGTGTCTATTATATTGAGAGACAGCTAACATGTTTTTCATTAGGGTGGAATAGTCATTGATGCATTGCCAGTATTTAGTTTTGGTTGTATTATATATAAAATCCCACATTTCTACACTGCAGGCACTAATTTTAGCTGAAAAGTGCTCTAGGTAGTTTCCAATCTTATCTAATTCATTGATTTGGGATAGGTTATGTATGACTTGATTATATTTATCTTTGCATTTCCTGACTATATCATCATTGTTGAAATTTAATATTTTAGGCTTATCAGTATTTATGTCGTTGTTTAATTTCTTTGAAAATGATTTGTGCTTACCGATCCCAAGATAATCTTTCATTAAATGTATTCTGTCTTCTCTTTTTATAACATCTGTATCTAGTTTAAATTGCTGTTCCCATAAGACAGTTGCAGTCCCAATTTGTATTGGCTCTATTTTCCTGTCAAGTTTTTTTATACTAGACCTTGCCAGAGATTTCAATTTCCCACAAAATGATTCATATTTTTTAACATCTGATGATATATCCATTAATCTCCCTAATGACTTGAAAGCATTTACATAGCTCCCTGTCCCGCTCATAGCTTGCAGTGATTTAGATAGTTTGATTAGCTTTTGTATATTATTGTTGCTATTTGAATCATTCTTTGCCCATATAAAATGCATGCTTGGTTTTTCCTGATTTATGTCATTTGACATGTCACGTTCAGAGCTTACTCTGTTTACCATTTCTCTCCAACCTGCTGAAATTTGGTCTTTGTCTGGCTTGGGGTAGTCCCCTGTTGTCAGAAATATAGAATGAGCATGTCCTTTAGTAAATTCTTTATAATATTCACCATACTTTGACATCACCCCCTTCAAAAAGATATTCCATTTTTCTGCCCCAAATGATTTGAATTCCAATGCTTCCTTGAATAGGGCCTGTTCTGCCTCTGGCATTGAACTCATGAATTCATTGTATATAGGATGAGTAAGCAATTCTGGGGTGTCTTCTTCAATCCATGGCAATGTCATTGTGAATTCTCCTTGACTTATTATAGCATGGAATTTATCATCATCCCGAAATTTCCCGAACAAGAAGTCTTTCATATCAAAAAACCATTGCATACTAATGTTTAATGTAATCGGCCCAATTGTATTCACGAAATCTCGAGAGTCCACATGTATCGTCATATTTGAAGGATCTAATCTAATAATAACAATTTCAAAATCTACACCTTCTGGATTGAATACCTCTCCAAAAATCTCATTATATTTCTCCCTTGTGATTCTAGAAGATCGGTCGTCTACAGACACTTTGAAGTCTATTATATACATCTTTCCATCATGTAGTAAGTAATTATCAGGTGTACAAAAGCGAACTTTCCTTGCTTTATAACCATCAAGAACTTCAGCACAAATATCCTCAGCAGGAACATCATTTCTGTACTCAAGATTTGCAGCTCTGCAAAATTCCCGAGAAAAGTAATTGTGTCGATCATTTAATAGATCTCGCCATATATCCTTTGCTATCTCAGGTTCACGGCAGTGCAATATCCTATTCCGATATTGGTTGAGCAACAGTTGTGACATTTTGAGATTGTTTTTGTTTGTTTCGGAATAGGAGCACACTACT